GATGGATTGGGCGACGGTTTCGTTGACGGTGAGAGGGGTGAGAACAACCATGACAAGCTCGCCCATGGAGAAGTCTTTGGTGTCGAAGATGGCAGCGGCTTTGACCGGAGTGAGCAACCAGTCCCGATTGGAGTTGTAAGCCACCTCGACACGGGCGGTGTCCTCCATGCCGTAGGTGTATTGGATGGTGTACTGGGAGGTGATGTTTCCAGGGGTGATGACGGCACCCGAACGGCCATAGCGCGTGACGAAAGCGACACGGCAACTGGCCATCTGGGGCCCGACGAACTGGAAGGTGTAGACAAGCCCACCACGGAAGCGATCGAAGGGTAGGGAGACATACTCCAGGAGGGTGGGCTGGAACTGCACACCGTACGGAGCAATGATGGAATCGGGACAGCAGGTGAGGGGGATGCGAACGATGACGTCACCAGTGGCGGCAGTTGTATCGAGAGTAACTGTGCGCCACAAAGTGGGGGTCATGGCGAGATGTAGGATGGAGGTTTCGGGAGCTGAAGTGTCAGAGGGGACAGGCAAAGGTGGCTCACCCTCGAGGGGCCCGAGAGCCTGGGCGTGGTTGAGGCCAACCATGGGGGCGAAGTTAGGGTAGGCGCGGGGGTAGACTGGTTGGGCGTCCGCCCCGTCGTTGGGGGTGTCGAACCGCTGAATGGCGTCAGCGGTTTTGTCAGCGACGTCAATAGCGCGACGGGTGACAGCGGCCACGTTCCTGAAGCCGCCGGCGGCGGCCTTCACGCCACCAGCCAACTTCCCAGCGACAGCGCCCTCCGGAATGGCGCGCCTCTCGCCATCAAGATTGGGCACCTCGAGGCGGTCGGGGAAGGGTTGGCAGAGTTGATGGAGGAAGCGGGCGTCGGCATGATGGGCGGCGAGACCCAGTTCGGAGGGGGCGAGCTGGTTGGTAGTGGAGTCCTCAGCCTGAATGGTGCGGGCATGGAAGGCGGTGGCAGCAGCCTCCCAGGTGGGAAGGGTGTAAGGAATGGAGACGTCCCAAAAAGCGTCGGAGATGAGACGACGCCGTTCGGTGTAGGCGGTGGGCCCATCGGCGACGTGACGAAAGAGAATGCCGAGGGCGTTGGCTTGGAGGGCCTCGGCCTGGGTGAGAGCGGTAGTGACCCACTTGAGGCTACGGTACTGTTCGCTAAGCGGGGCGGCAGCGTACCGGACTCCGAGACCTAGCTCACAACACACAGTGCGTTGGGAAAGGTAGCTGAGGTGGATGATGGGGGTGAGGGAGGTGACGTCTCCAGAGTCGCCCTTGGTGGGGTCGGTGTACCCGGCGCCAAGGCCGACGAGCTGGGCCTGGACGGCGTGGAAGTTAAACCAGGCACCAAGCTCGGTGGGGACGGAGACGAGGTGATCATCACCATAGGTGCGGAAAGCGCACCTATTGTCGAAGACGGAGAGATCAGCGTGGAGGGGGGAGACGGAATTGGCGCAGAGAAGGAAAGCGCCGCGAATCATGTACTCGCAGAGGTAGTTGTTGAGATGGACGGTGAGAGGATTGCCCGTGGAGTTGCCGAAGTCCTTGGTGATGAAGAAGGGCCCGGCCTTGATGGTGGAATAGAAGCAACTCCGGATGAGGTAGGCGCGCTGTTCTGGGCAGCCAACCTCTCCGAAGTACGCATCCAGAGCGCCAACGAAGCCTTCGAGAACGGGAGAGAGGAGGTTGGATTCGAAGTTGGCGAAGTCACCCCCAAATCCAACGAGGGATTTCTTCTGCAGCTCCATGAGCATGTGCTCCCAATCCGAGCTGTAGACGTTCATGCCCACGCTGGAATTGACGCCAGGGGTGCCGCAGAAGTCGGCTTCCATGGCGGCCGCAAAGACGCGGCGCATGACGATGCTGAGAGCAAGAGGAGCTGCAAGGATGAGGCGAGGCAAGAGGACCTTCGAGGGCTTACGAAGTTCACTCTTGAGGAAGGCGTTGAAGACACAAGTGGGGCGGGGGCCACCACGAGCGACAGCCTCCAAGGCGGCAACCTGAGCCTGTAAATCCTGATTGGCGATGGCCATGGTGCCGTCTGGTTCGTAGGAGAAGCACCAACGACGGCCCCGCTCAGCGGCGGGTTGCTGGAGACTGAGCGGATAGCCGGCAGACTTACTGTTGTCGAGGGGTCGGAGGACACCATGGCCATTGAGCGCCTGAGAGAGATCGACCTCATACGGAGGGACAACCCGGCGGCGCCGCCGCCAGTTCTCAGAGAGGTCGGCAACAACAATGCGATGGATGGCAGAAGGGAATCCAGAAAAGCGCGGAACGGCAAACCGATTGAGGGCGCCGACGAGGACGGTGAGAGGAGTCGTGCAGTGGTCACCCCGGAAGGCCGGGGAGTGAAGCGACGCGGCGGTGAGAGGATGGGAATAGAGGAGAGAGGGTTGCAGGTCGACAGCAGGGACGGTCGGCTCAGGCTTGAGGACCCGGCCGACCGACCGGTAGAGGGGAGAGAGCTCATGGAGGGCGCCAGGGATAATGGGTTCGGGGAAGAAGGGATCGGCAGCCCACTCAACGACGACGCTGGAAGAGAAGAGCCCCGAAGTGATGGGGATAGCCATGCCGACGGTGGGGGCGGAGCCACCTTGGAGGCGACCAACGTGCATACCAAGGATCCGAACGGCACCACTGGGAAGGATGCCGACCAGGAGACCGCCACAGTCTCCGGGGGCGCAGGGAGGGTAGGTGAAGTGGGTG